CCATCAGTTGCTATTTTAGCAGCTTTTTTAATTGTTCTAAGTGGAAATTGTGGTGTTCTACCATCATTATTATCATCACCAGAAGTTGAGGATACATAAAGAGTTGCATCCATTGCTCCAAAATCTTCAGGTCTAATTCCACCAAATAATTGAGTATCAACAGCTATATCAGCAAACGATGCTGTTGCATCTAATCTACTTTCAGCGTTAGCAAATGTTAAAGGTCCATCGATTTCCAATGAACCTGTAATCTCAACCGAACCTGTTATTCGTTGTTTGGTTAGTGGATTACTACCAATATCAATTGATTGAGAAACTAAAAGAGAACCAGATATAAAGACTGAATTATTTACGGATATGGAATCCCTAAACTGATTTATTTCTTCAATCTGCTTTTGTGGTATTAATCTAGCCATTACAATACTTTTTCAATCTTTCCTTTAATTTCAAAATCAGTTCTACTCACTTCTAATGGTTTTAATGTAATAGAATTGCTGAAAACGATTCGTATTTCATCCCCAACACTCACATTCCCTTCTGGATTTGTGATTTTAGAACCATTATTATAAACCTCTACCGTATATTCATCGGAAGATTGTTTTACTCCATATAAATATACATCAATGTAATCTTCTACATTTGCTAGAACCAAATCTTCATATACAAATCGATATCCTTTTATATCTAAACCATCATTATAATCACCATCAGAGTTGTAATCGAATTTTTGTAAGAATAAAGTGAATAAACTTTGAGTTTCAGCATCTAAAGATGAAGATGTTGGAGTATATTCATTAATGAATGTATCTGTAATTACCTCCAATACAAAATTTTGGAAGAATTCTCTGTCCCTCCTTTTGGTAATATTACCTAAATCTATATTTGGTTTTGGTCTTGTTGCCATTATAATCTTTCTAAATCACCTTCAATTTTTACTTCATCCGATTCCTCAAATGACCATCTAGTAGCCGGATTTCCACTTTCATCCTCAGTATAAGTTGGGTCATTTGCATTTTCTATATACGCTGGAAAGTTTGCTCTAATGAATTTAATATAGAAATCATTTCCAATTTGCTCATATCTAAAATCTCTTGGAGCAACATAACCACCCCAAACAAAAACATCAAATCTGGCTTCAGTTTTTCGTTTTGATGCCAATCTACTATCTAATGTTTTTAATCTACAATTACTAGCCTTCCATATCCAATACAATGAATGATTTAAATCGTGAGGGGTTAGAACGAAATCATTTGGTTCATTCACCTCTTTCATTATATTTTTTAAAGTCTTTATGTTCATAATTGTTCGTATTTACCTACAATATCAACTTCATCTTGAGCATCTAAATTAAATCCAAGTCCACTAAAGTTGAAAGTTATTATATTATTAATACCATCAAAAGTATAAGTATAATTTGTAGATGGTTTGAATTCTGAATTAATATAAACTCTAAACCAATTCTTAGTATCAAACGAACCTATTAATTCAGGTGGTAATACCGGTAATCTAACATCAGTCAATCTAACAGTATCAGAATCTACAAAATCTGCTCGTTGCGAACTTCTAATAGCAACGAAGTCAATAACCGATTGATATTCATTGTAAATATTAGGATTAGTAAACATTTGACCAGTTAAATCGGTTTCAACTCCCCAAACAACTTTTTTAGGAGTGAATGATTTTTTAACAGTTGGTTTCTCATCATATGTTTCAGGAAGTAAGTAAGCGTTTACTACCATAGTGAAAGAAGTTCTAATAATTCTTTCTGAACCCTCACCAACTTCTTGTTGGTTATCAAATGAATCAATACGAGTTCTAAATTTATATCCGTTTTCACTACCCCAATATCTATCAGTTGCATATTGGAATGCCTCTACAATCTTATTCATATGTTCAGTAAATGATGTCCAAATCATCACCTCATAAGTTACAGTTACATAATCAGGAACTGAAACCTCATATTGTTCAAAGGGTCTATTTGCCCCAGATTGTAGAGTAAATCTTTCATATCGATTATGTTGAGAATATTTTTTGTAAGCAGGAAGGGTATTTACATCTTTGAATTGAGCCAAACTAGCATCTCTTTCAATTGAGTTTCTTTTAAACATTACTAATGGAATTTGAATCCTACCTCTCTGGTCTCTCAAATATCCTTGCTTTCTAGCATTGTTCCATCTTTCCGCATTTCCGTATAGGAGTGGAACTTTGACTTGATTGCCATTCTCCTCCACATCAGGAATAATAGTATCTACCATATACTCAGCAATAGTAGTATCTACATCTAAAAGTTTTACACCTTTAGTGTATTCTGGTTTGATACCTCTTTGTAATGCTCTATTTGTTTCTTTCTTATTCATTAGATAACTCTATCTTCAGTTTGAATCGTACTTCTTCTTGTCATAAATGTTGAAACTATAAGTGAGAATTTCTCTCCACTCTGTCCACCAATCAATTGGTCCTCTCTTACATTATCAATTTCGAAATATGCATCATTGTGATAAATGATATCACCAATTTCTGGGTAGAATCCTTTATCTTCTAATGTGAATCGATTGAATCTAAATTCTACATTCTGTCCACTATCAGGTCCGAATCCTTCATAAGAAACCGAAGTATCTTCTCTTTCGATAACTGCAGTACATTCTAAACCTTGGTAATATGATTTGTTGAGTGATTCACCATATAAGTTGGTTTTCACATCTTCGATGACAAGTTTGTATAGAACGACAGTAGTTTCAATTACTGCATCCACTAACTCCCTTGAAATACTTTTGAAGAAGTTTATATCCCTATCTAATGCGAATCTTGGCATGTTATCCTACATATATCGTTAATGGAACTTTTCGTAACATTTCTTGCTGATAATTAGCTTCGTTATTTCTAATTTCAAACTGAACCTTTCTACTTAACTCTTCTAAGTTTTCTCTGAGTTGTTCAATCAAAGCATCTTTTTCAGTTTGAGCTTCAGCTCGTAATGCCGCTCCATCCAACGATATTTCGGAACCAGGAATAGGTACTGAACTATATTTTTCTCTGATTGCTCCTAATAGTTCTTTAGCAAGAGCAAGTGTATATTTTCTAATCCATTGTTTACCCACATCGTTTATGGATTGGTATGGAATAAAATCATATCCAATATTCGAGTAATCAGAAACTACATCAGAAGTTACCGATGTTGAATTTTGGATAAATTCATCTCTCACAAAATATTCAAACCATAACTTACCATTGGTAGTTGGAATTGGGAATATTTGTAATTTATTATTTGTAATATTAAAAGAGTGTGCCGATTTACGGAATTGGTCATTGAACTCAATTGCTTGAATTCTTAACATATCTTCGTAGATTGGCATCAATACAAATTGTGCAGCTGGTGAGAATGAACCAAATCCAAACTCATCAATTAAGTTTAGTGTTCCTTGTCCACTTACTGAATAAGGGTCAAAGAATCTATTGATTGCAGGAGTTGGTTCGTGAAATACCTTAACCACATCTATTCGATTTCCCCCTTCACTAGCACTAGCAAATAATAAATCCAAATCGTATTTTTGTTGACCGGATACTAAATCAATAGAACCACTTTTGATATCAGTATTTCCACCAACACCAGCCAATGTACCATATGCATCAGAAATACCAATCAATTCAGGTAAATTTGAACCCTGAACTAATTTTCCACTATAATTCGTACCAGTAGGATTACCTTTTAGTGTATCTAAGTTATTTCTAATGTTAAATTGATTTACTTGTGCAGCATACTCAGATGTAGCTTCTTCAAAACAAGCAAATAGGTTTTCATCAACCAATTCCACATTTTGAACAGGATATCCTAATCGTTTTGCTGCCCATTGAGCAACCTTTGGAGCTTCAGTTGCAAATGCTGAATCTGAATCGTATGTTCCAAATGGGGTATCTCCTACTGAGAAAGATGATGAACCAGGGTATATGTATTCTACTGCCATTTATTATTCCTCTCTTTTATATCGTATCTATAAATATAAAGAAAAAGAAGAATAGGTTTTTTAGCGTAGACATAAAAAAAGAGGGGAGATTTCTCCCCCCTCTAATTTATCTAAGAATTACTTCAGATTAGATAGATGCTAAATCTTTAACATAAATCTTACCGTAGTATTCTGGTCTTACCATTTTCTTAGCGTATCTAGTCATCACACCTCTTCTTGGAGTGAAGTTAGTTGGGTCATACACTAATGGAGTCATGATAAGTGGTACATATGGAGCGTAAACAGCACCAGTCTCTAAGAAGTTAGAACCTCTGAAACCTAATAAGATTTCGTTAGAAGTCATGTAAGGGTTCTTATAAACAGTGTATCTGTTTGCGATAGCACCAACTGCAGTTACACCAGCTGCGAAGCTCATAGCGTCTTTGTCAGCAGAAACAGTGAATCCAGGAATTGATTCCAAGATTGTACAAACATCAGGAGAAGCAACTACGAAGTTAGCACCACCTCTTAATGTTAATTGGTGAATTTTGTTAGATACTTTGTTTAATTTAGTACCTAAAGTTTGGAACCAAGTGTTCTTTTGGTAAGCAACACCAGAAGTTCCAGCAGACCATACACCAGTTGAAGAGTTGTACTCTTCACCGATTGTAGCTGACCAGTACTCAGTAGTCAATGCGTTAGATTTTAACATATCTAAGATTTCTAAATCAATCTCTAAAGAGATGTAATCAGATAACATAGAAGTTAATTCAGCTTCAGCATCGATTGAGTGGTAAGCGTTAAGGTCTTGCGCTAATTCAGGAGTCCATACAGCCTTTAGTTTTCTTGTCTTAGCAACGATTGCTTCAGACTTCAATTCTAAATCAACTTCTGGGATATCGATATCAGTACCAACTGAACCGTCAACACTATATCTTTGACCAGAGTTTTTACCATCTTCGAAATCACCTCTATCGTAATCGTTAGGAACAACAGAGTAAGTTACTACAGCGAATCCAGCTTTAGCAGTTTCATACCCAGCAGATGCAGATACGAACATTACTACATTACCAGAAGTATCGCTTGTACCAAATTGGTTGATAGTAGTTACAAATTCATCATCAGTAATGTTGAATGAAGTAACACCATCTAAATCAGCACCAGCAGGAGCAGTGAAAGTAAGTTTAGCGATTTCACCATCTGAAATTGATTGAGATAATGAAGCGTCAAATCCTACTTCTGCCCAAGATGCAGATGCAGCAGTAATAGAACCAACTGCGATAGAAGCAGTTACATCGTTTGCAGAATAACCAAATCTACCATTTCCGTAAAGACCGTTTTCAGCAACGTCAGTTGAACCTAAATCGTTACCAGAACCACCGAAAAGTGATTTTCCAGAGAATGCTGGGTTACCACCTTGAGCAGTACCATATTTGAAATCCAAATAGAATACAAGACCTGAAGGTAAGTTCATTGGTTGTACAGAAACGAATTCTTTAGAAGCAATCTCACCAAAGATTCTTCTTACAAGAGGAAGTGCAACACCACTCCACTCTTCAGAGTTGTTAGCAACACCAGTTTGTGATGCCTCATCAAGCAATTGTTTTGCTTGGTTTTCTAAAAGAACAGACATTGCGCCTGCTTCTTTTTCTTTTAAGCCTTCAAGAAGACCAGTTTGTTCCCACTTAGACTTTAATTGTCTAGTTTCAGCCAACATAACTGACTGTGGATTACGGCCTTCCATTAACTTAGATAAATCAAAATTTGCCATTTTATTTTTCCTTTTTAATGTTAGTGTTATTTGATATTAGCTAATTGTTTAAATCTTTCAGCTAATGCATTTGTGCTTTCAGAAATGATTTCTTTAGCAGGAGCAGTTGAAGCAACTGGTTTAGATGCTGCCTCAGCAACAACTTTCTTAGTTTTCTTCTCAGTTCCAGTAAAGTTCATAGATTCTGCAAGCGTTGCGTAAACTAATTTTACCTCTCTAACAGAAGTTGTTCTGTCTAAGTTTTCTACAACTTTAGTTTTTTGTTCGTTGTTTAAGTTATAAGAACGGAACAATCTATTAGCGTATAATAATTTTGCGTTAAGAAGGTTTACTTCGTTGATTGTAGATTGAAGTGATTTAACAGTAGAGTAAGCTTCTTCTAATTCTGCCTCTAATTCAGCAACTTTAGAATCTTCTTCCTCTTCTTCGTTTACTTCTTCCTCATCATCTCCGTATCCCATTTCTCTAAGAATTTCATCTAAATCGATTTCATCATCCATTTCATCTTCT